CGGAGACACCAAACTTAGAAGCCAGAGCGGACACCGCCATGCCACCCAGAGGACCAGCAACAGCAGTTGCCAACGTGGGCGCGATACCCTTGAGTAAGCCGAATAGTTCATTCATTTTTGCTCCTTTAGTTCCTGTTTCAATTTACGCAGCTCTTTGATTTCTCGCTTAAGCTGCGCTTTCATGTATAGGGTTTCTATGTACGCCATCGAAGTCGTTCCAACAATAATACATAGCGCAACCGCAGTCAAAATCCATCCGACAATCCGCGCAGTTGCCACATCATCCACCCAAAAAATAGAGATACAAACACTGTTGCAATTATCCCACTTATCGTCTCAATTACCCTAATCTCTTCTTGCTCTCTTGCCCACCTTGCTAACCTAACCCTGCGTATCGTTTCTGCCCTAGCCCACTCTTGTTCTTGTTCTATTCTGGCGTGCATCTTGAGGAACCGGGTATACAAATCTTTTAACTCAGTCGGCGCATAGACCATTGCCTCTCTTGTCTGCTCCATCAACTTCTCCATCTGCAACTCAATCAAAGCACGTTCAATAGCCTTCTTGCTGGTGTTTTGGGTTGGGTCGTAGTTGGTTTTGGACGCCTCTTCTAGCTCATGGTAGTGGTTGTTAATCTGTTGCTGGGTATCAAAAAGAACGCCAAGGTTTGCCCCAATCTCGCTAATGAGTTTGAGCTCGAGCTCTTCGTAGGACTGTTTTTTCTTTTGCGCCACAGACTTTGGCGCGGTTGTGTCTTGTTTTGTCGCAAGTTTGTCGTGAGATGGCGCAAATAGCCCAACAAACCAATCCCATATACCTTTGATAGCATTGACATCATCAATGACTCCCTCGACTGTCTTCTTTGCGCCCTCAAGTTCCATGCGGCCTTCATGCAGGAAAGCGCACCCCTGCTTGATGAAACCAACCGCAGTTTGGGCAATGAGGAGGGCAGAGAACGGGTCCACATTGTGTTATTTAAAGTAAGGGCCTTTAGCCCATGTAACAGCAGAATAACGAACACCACTTGTTACTGGCGTTACTGTATGGTTAATAGAAGAACGAAAAATAATAATGCTTCCTTGTTTTCTAGTTATCGGCTGGTCTGAACCTTCAAACAACAAGTCCCCACCTTTGTATGTAGCTGGGTCAGATAAAAGTAGGGTAAGACTTAATTTTCTTTGCGTACCGCTTCCGTCTCTATAGTAGTCTGGTTGGTCACAATGCCAATCGTAGTGACCCCCTGTGGAGTATTCACCTATTTGAACATTTTCAATAGAATCAAGGTCAAATAACCAATTTGATTTTTGGTTTGCAAGCAATATTTGACTAAATAATAAAAGACCTATTGGAGAATTTGGGTTTTCCCAACAAATTTTAGTGTTTCTTTTTTCTCCTGTTGTAAACGTATAACCGTTTTTATATTCACCATCAACGGCTAAATCTTTATTGAATAGCGCAATAAAAGACTCACAAGTTTCTTTGGAAATAAGACCTTCGCGTATTACGTTATCCATCAATACTTCCCCTCAGAAAAAATGTTGACAAATACAGTACCGTCTTCCAAGGCTTCAATCTCGTGCCATTCAGCCGCTTTTAAATTTATAGGTTGAGTACCTTTGTCCATGATTTTTTCAATGTTTTCTTTACGAATAACACAACTTCCTGCATGGCACATGGTCAAATGGGCATAAGCGTGTTCGTGCTTTGGCAACCCCTCACCTTTGTTGGCGTGGAAAATATTTATATTTGCGCCGTCATATATGACTTGGTGTTTGAGTAAAGCTGGTTGTGTCATTTTCTTTTTCGGTTCTTACGTCCATCCATTTGCCTACATAACCCATAGGTGCGTTTATATACCTAACTTGCATGACCATCGTTCCATCTTCTTTCTGAAGTGTACGAAACTCAGGTGTTGAGTTTGGGTATATTCCATAGGTCATAGGGTTTGAGAACCTGTTGTAGTTGGCTGTGCTTCAGTTGCAATCGCTGGGCCCGGGTCTACCCAAGGTGCAATTGCTCCAAACTCACCCTCTTTTGCACGGTTGTATAAGTCAACACCATGTGGCATTACATCAAAACTTGTGGCATTGAATGGGTGCTCTTCATTAAATTCAGCCCATTTAACTGTTATATGAATTTGTTGTCCATCATCACTATTCCAAATTGGGTTTTTTGCGTATTCAAGAGTTAACATATTTTCTCCTTTCAAGAAACGCGGACTGAAATACCAGTCATATTGTCATTAGAACCGGGGCAAGGGCTGGCAGTTTTAGTTCCGGGTCCTGCCATCCATTTCCAAGTACCAGATAAATTATTTGTAGCGGGTAGGTTAACTATATAAGATTGAAGTTGTGCATTTCCGCTACCAGCAGAATAATTTGTGCCACTTGACACTGACACAGTTCCGCTACCACCAGCAACTAAAAAATACGTGGAGCAATAACTACCAACAGAATTAAAAGTTGGTGCGGCAATAGTTAGTGTACCCGTGGTTGTAATTGTTCCACCAGACAACCCATTGCCCGTTGCTACTGAAGACACTGTGCCAGTTGCCGCAGTGGTCATTGTGGTTGTATCATTGAACGTAATTGTTGTTCCGCTTACTGTGATTGCCATGCTTTTTCTCCTTTAAGGGGTTCCACCGGCACTGACTGCGCCGAGTGTAATTAAGTTACCAGATGAATCTAACGATGCGACGTTAGTGCCGTTGTAGTTGAAGTACAACTTTGTACCGGATGGGGTCACATTCCACCCGCCTGTGTTAGTAATTGCTGCTGCGTTTGTTGCGTTTGTTGCGTTTGTAACCGCCGTTGAACCGATAGCCGCAACCATTTGTGCGCCAGTAGCCGCAGATAACACAGACCCACTGCTATAAACAACTCCGGTTACAGATTGAATAACTGCATATGATGTGGCATTAACGATATCTGTGCCATTAGATACCAAAACTACTTTACTGCCGTTGGCGACTGATATACCCGTCAGCCCGCTAACTTTAACTGTGACTTGCCCAGCCGAAGTATTGTTGTATATGAAGTACAGTTTCTTGTTAGCTGGCACTATTAAATTAGTGTTTGCCCCGCCTGTACCGGTCAACTCGATGAACATGTTACGAGTTGTGGCAGATGCCCCTTGGGACATGGTGAGCGTGGTGTCCGTACCGGTAGATACAGCCTGAGTCACGTAACCTGATATAGCCTGCTCAAGTAACGTACCAAGGTTTAAGTTGTTGGTCGCGCCCCAGTTACCGGCTTGGTCGCCCGTGCCGGTTAGCTCTAAGGCTAGATTGGTTGAATAGGTACTGCTCATTGATTACCTTTTGAAAGTTGGTCAAGTTTGGCTTCCAACTCCAACACTCGTTTGGACAACTGGATACAAGCTATCAAAGCCGCACCGCCATAGTTTACAGAAAGTTTGCCGTCTTCGCCAGTAATAACTGCCTGCTCCAGCGCGTTAAGCAACGACTGGGCTGAGACACCGACCTCGGTATTGCCACCCTCAATACGATCAAAAATACCGCTTTTAACTTCAGCCAACTGTTCAATGAAATCAGGCTTTACGTCACGCCAGTTTGTCTTTAGGCTTTCATCTGAACTAGAAACATGTGACACCGCACTTAACGCGCCAGTAGATGCGTTATAAGAAACTGCGTTAGTGTTAGAAATAGACGCTGTAGTTAGTGAGCCAGATGTAGAGGTTGTACCTACAACGTAATACGTAGCAGAAGTTGTTGTACCTGTGATGGTTGCGCCAGCGGCGGCGGCCCAAGCAGGAGCCGCGCCTGTATTTGCAGTTAAAACCTGCCCAGTAGTACCAGCAGCAGTTGAAACGGGGGCTGCACCAGCACCACCACCATAAACCACGCCATACTGGGTCAGTAAAGCTGATGAAGTAATGGCAGATGTGCTAGAGAAATACGGGATGCCACCAGAAGTACCAGCAGTTAAACCTGTACCCCCTTGCGCCACAGTTACTGCGGTATTTGAGGTAAGAATAGTTGCCGTAGCATCAGGTAAAGTAAATGTTTTGGTTGAAGTGGTAGGGCCAGAAAACGCCGTAAATCCATTTGCTGTGCCACCATTAGCGGCTGGTAATATACCTGATACGTTGGCAGTTAAACTAGCGTAAGTAGTAGATGAAGAGCCTGTACCACCGTTAGCAGTAGCTACTGTTCCTGTCACCGTAGCTAAGTTAATTGCTCCAATAGTTTGTTTTAACGCACCAGAACTATCTGTTGTTCCGTCTGTTGACCACGTATCTCCAACTTGCAGAGTAACTTTAGCAATCGTTCGTAATGTGCTGTTATTGTTGTAAGTTACGGTAATCGTAACTGCAGCTGTGTCTTTGTTCTCAATATAGACAGTTTTAATTATTCGTCTAGTGGAGGCCGCTGGAGCAGCAACTAATGTAACTTGGCTAGTGCCATTTAAAACGCCATCTGTAGAGCCTTCCGTAAAAGAAGTTCCTGTATCGTCAGACCAAGCAGCAACAAAGTCGGGGTTTGTTGTGGCGGCTGCGCCAGACATGGCAACAGTTAAAGATTTCGTGGTTGCGTCTAAGATTATCATTTTTTATCCTTTGGACATAAACCAAGCATAAGCGTTGGCTGCTGAATTTGTTACTGAATTTCCTGCTGGGTAGGTAACAAAAACATCTTTTGTACCTGCACTAAAAGTTACCAATGAGCCGGAATTACTGGATGACAACACTGTTGTGCGACTTAGGGTTGTCCCTGATGAGGTGTATGTACCGATTCCAACTTCCCACTCAGAGCCAGTCTGACCCGCTATGGTGTAGTAAGTAGTGTTTGCGTTACCAACTGCAGCAAAAGACTGATACCCAGTAGACGCGCCCAAAAGCGTAATCGTCCCCGTACCTGTCGTGGTAGTGGTTTCTTTAACGCGGTCTGCTAGTACAAGTGCCATGTATTTCCTTTAGGCGGTTTCAACCAAATTCCAGTCTGACGTTTCCGTGTCGTTAACAAGTGACCATCCAGCGGATTGGGAATTGTTCACATTTTGCCAGTTTGCGGTCTGGCTGTCATCTACTAATATCCAGTTTATAGCAAGAACATTACCAGTCTGACCGGTCGCAGACACACCAGTAAGTGCTCTAGATATTGCTTGACTTGTGGTTACCGAACCAACAGCGCCTGTTGCGGATACGCCAGTTAAGCCAACTATTTTAGTGGGAGAAACTGTACCTACTGAACCAGTCGCAGATACGCCAGTAAGCGCAACAGATACAACAAGCGCTTCTGAACCAATTAAACCCGTCGCGGATACACCCGTGAGTGCTCTAGATATTGTTTGGCTTGCAGTTACTGACCCTACGGCACCCGTTGCAGATACGCCTGTAAGAGGTAACGATATGTTGGGAGTAACTGACCCTACAGAACCAGTACCAGATACACCAGTAATTGCAACAGATACAGCCGCACTATTGGTTACTGTACCAACGCTCCCAGTTGCAGACACACCTGTAAGTGCTCTAGATACGGCTTGACTGGTAGTAACAGTGCCTACAGAGCCTGTAGCGGATACACCTGTTAATGTTCTAGATATGTCTTGGCTGGCAGTTACTGACCCTACGGCACCAGTAGCAAATACACCAGTAAGTAAATTTAAGGCTACTTCAGAACCAACTAAACCTGTAGCAGAGACACCAGTAAGCGCTCTAGATATATCTTGACTTGCAGTTAAAGTTCCAACACTACCCGTACCAGATACGCCTGTGAGAGCAGCAAAAAAACCCGTTACTGGAGTAACCGTACCAACGCTACCCGTGCCAGATACACCTGTAAGGGCTACAGATACAGCTGCGCTGTTGGTTACTGACCCTACGGAGCCTGTGCCAGATACACCTGTAAGCGCTCTAGATATAGCTTGGCTTGCAGTAACAGTACCTACGCTACCCGTGCCTTGAACACCTGTTAAATCAACAGATACAGCTGCGCTTGTGGTCACTGTTCCTACAGAACCCGTGCCTTGAACACCTGTGAGCGCTAAAGTTATATTTGGGGATTCTGAACCAACTAAGCCAGTAGCAGAGACACCTGTGAGTGCCCTAGATACCGCTTGACTTGCGGTAACAGTACCAACAGAACCTGTGCCTTGAACGCCCGTAACAGCAACGGATACAGCCGCGCTTGTGGTTACGGTTCCTACTGAACCAGTAGCAGAAACACCTGTTAAAGCAACAGATATTGCCTGACTTGCCGTTACCGACCCTACGCTTCCAGTCGCGGATACACCAGTAAGAGCGAGAACAATCGTTTGCTCCGAAAGGGAGCTAAACGGTGCTGCCGAAAATGCGGAGATACCAAACATGGTCTACGGCTTACGCCGCCTCCGTATTAAGTTTAGGCTATGCGAAGCAAACCAGTTGACGCATCATTGGTTGGCATTGTCAAAGTAAACGTACCAGCCGTAATGGTCTGTGCAGTAAACGTAAACACACCAACTGAGTTTTTACCACTGTTTGTGTTGTTATACAAAAGCATGGCATCAAAAGAAGTTGATAGCGTTACGTTGGTATACACAATACTTGCTGAAGGTGTAATAAACGAAGTGGTTGTTGTGTTACTAGGTGCTGTACCAAAAGTAACTACAACACCGCCAGTAGTATAGTTTGTGCCGGTTACTTCTGTGGTTGCACTTGTAAACGATGTAGTAGTGGTTCCAAGTGAACTTGCTGCTGTGTACAAAGCCGCTTTAAATACGTCAGCCGTAGCCGCAGTGTGTGCTGGTATGTTTGTAGCGTTAAAAGCGTGAACTGCATTGAACAGGTCTACCTTGAACGAGTTTGTCATGCACTGTGTATTTGCCATGATTTATCCTTTAAGAAAAAGAAGCGGTTTCGCCGCTAAGAAAACTGGGAACTTTTTTCAAAGTTACATGTGCAGAGCGATGGACAAGTTCTTCACCATCCCAATACTCAACCCAAGTGGTTATCTCGTTATCATTATCCACGGTTCCTTCTCGCTTTTCAAGCAAAGATTCGTCCATGTCGCCTTTTGTTGTAGTAACAATAGCCATTGATGCTCCTTAAGAAATGCGAATAATCGCGGATGTATTGGTGACTGCCGGGAATTGTACGGTGAATGTGGTATTGCTGGTCTTATCTGCGCCAAAGTCCAGCACGCAAACTGTTGGGTTTGTTGTGCCGTTAGATAAATAAATCAAAGCCCCGCGTGCAGTTATTGAGCCAGTCCAAACAGCGTTTGTAAAAGACAAGTACGTTGTGGCGTTGCCAGTTTGGCTACCTATTGTGGGAATCTGAGCAACAACCAGTGTTTGTCCACCAGCCGTATAGCCAGAAGCAACCACCTCGCCCGTGCTTGTGTAGGCTGTGGTTGTGGCATCTAGCGTAGCGGTATTGGTATACAACGCAATCTTGTAGACCTGCGTTGTGCCTGTGTTGAAGTTATACACCCCATCAAGCAATCCCGTTTTAAACGTGTTGGTTGTCCAGTTGCCTGTAAATGCCATTACTGGACTCCGTTATTTTGGGCAAGCGGGGGCATACGGAATTGACCGCTGCGGTACGCATCGCTACGCTCCAGACCATCTCCAAGACGTTTAGCCAAGGCAAGTGCTTCTTTGTACTTGGTGTCGTACAAAGCAATAATGTCTGTCTCACCCTTCATGTAGGTGTAGGCTTCAACCAAACAGCCGTAGAGCAAGACAGTATCAAAGTTATCACCAAGCCATGTTGTTGTAGCTGTAGTGATTGACTCTGGGTAGTAGTAATAATGTAATTCAACGTAGTAAACAGCATCTGGGGTTGGGCCCAAAATAGCCGATAGCTCTGTAGTAATAGTCGAGCCAGAAACTGTTGGCCCAAATAAAGCGTAATACTTGGGTAAACCCCTATAGGCAGCGCCTGTATCTGGATAAGCCTCGCGGATGAAATTCACATCTTTGTTTAGCAAATAAGTGTAATGCTCTGTGCTAGTGCCGTAATTTTCAATAACCGCCAGAGAGTACGTAGATAGGAAATCATTAGGAAGCGATAAGTATTTATTGCCCGACGTAATCGGTGTGTATTGATTCTTGCGTAACGACGGGAACTGTATAGAGTTGTAAATGCGCTGTTCGGCCTGCTCAATAAAGCGATTCAACTGGGTCGTTGAAGACACAACAGTGCCGTCCGCCAAAGTGGTAGACGGGAACGTATTCTCGGTATACGTCTGAATCGCAGTAATGAGTTCCGTGTAGGTCACGCCATCGGTCCTCTAGACATCACACCTTTGGTAGCGCAACCTGTACCGCGCATCTTGATGCCGTCGGTCTTGATAGGCTCATTGCCAGCAGACTTGCTGATATACCCAACGGACATATCAACATTGTTGCCTTTGCTCAGGTTTTCACCAAAGCCGGGGTTAGTGCCATCTTTGTAGCCAAGATCAACTTGACTGCCAGACATATCGTGTGGTTTGGCGTAAGTGCTGGCTGGGCCAACTTCTTTGCCACCTTGTTTCATGCTGAATTTAGCCATTATTTACCACCTTGGTTTTTAGCGCGAGCCATGTTACGACCCATAGCTTTCA